CATGAAAGACGCAATCAAAGTTAAACGACTACCTAAAATAAACTGCCCTGACTGCTTTATGGCTCTGACAGTAAAGCGTAATGACCTGTATTTTGCATGTCAGTATTGTGGATGTGTTATTGAGGTTGTGGAGGAGGATAGATGACCGAATTTGACAGATTCTTAAACTTTGTCGGGTGGATTATCGTTATAATTTCAATATACAATGGCGTTAAGTTTATATTTAATTGGATTATTGGAGGATAAAAATGGTAGCAAGAATTATTGGAGGATAAAAATGGTAGCAAGACAACCAGGTGAACCTGCACCAACCAAAAGACCGAAAGAACCAGATTCACTACTTGATATTTATAATGATCTTGGGAAAAAGACTATTCCGCATTTTCAAACCGTAAATCCTGGTGGAACTTTTGAAACTTTGACAATTGCAATAGAAATATATTTAGGCCAATTTATCAAAAAATAGCCGATTTTGTAACGTGCTGTTTTTATGTTGGAAAGTCTAACCTTGTAACGGGAGTAGCACCGGGTTAACCGATATAAAAAAAAGATGAGTTTGTACACTCAAAATAAGCCTCTACAGCACCATCAATAATATCCGGGGAGCCAACAACTGGAGGGAACGCTTCAGCATGATCAAGAAAGTTCTCGTTCCAGTTGCCCTTGACAAGCTTAACAAGTCCGTTTTCACAGGCCGAAGAAAATGAGCCTGCTCTTGTTACCTTATCGCCGTTCATGGTTCTGAATTTTACGTTAAACTCTGCTAATAGTTTCGAATAGTGTGTCACTTGAGCTTTTCCAGCTTGCCCCGGGTCTTGCGGTAGTCTAACAATACATGTTTTCCCGTCCTGAATTGCGCTATTTTTTACAATTCCCTCAACACCTGCCGGTGATAGCTGCTCATGTTTTACATCTGTGATATAGAAAAACCCGTCAACGCCTTTATGCATCTTAACGCCTGCTGTATAATCGGCCCTTTCATTTTGGGTTTTGTCTGTTGCTGCTAAGTCCCATCCACGGCATTCAATCTTAGGCGGTTGAGCAACGTCCACGATTTCAAAATAATGCCGCTTAAAATACAACCCTGCTGCCGGTCTTATGCGCCAATTGCCTTTTTTAAGCTGTTCACGTTCGACTAATGGCAATGCATCCAGGTTAGCTGCATACCCTGGGTCTTTCTGCATTAAAATCTTGTTATCTTCCAGCGATGAGGCAATAAAAGTAAATGATTTTGGTGTTTTCTTTTCAGGGTCTGCCTGTGGCAGTGCCTCATTTTTAACCGTGTCAATATTAGCATTTTCAAGACATTCTTCCGGAGTTGCACCCCATTTCAATTCGCCTGATATTCTAAGAAAATACCTTATAACACCTGAACGCTCCTGAATTGCATACCCTGTTTGCTGGTCAATGTACCACTCTATCAATCTGGCAACAAACGAATCAGGATCGGGGTTACATGTCGCTCTTATATACGGCTTTACTCCGCACGTTGAACGGTTACGGCTGAACATATACCAGAATTGTTTTTCTGTGTAGTGTGTCAGTTCTTCCATGATTATCAACGGAATCTGTGAGCCTTGCCAATCGTTCAAGTTCTTTTCATGCTGAAGGTGTGAAAATGTTATTTTTGCACCTGACGGAAAGCGCCATTCAAGTTTAGGTGTTTGTTTTGATTCTGCATCAAGTAAAGGATATATACCACTTGATTCATCCCATAGTCCACCTTCAGCCGTTACTTGTGGCAATGTTCGCCTAAATATAACGGCTCCGAATTTTGGATTATGGATATGTCTTAGTGGCTCTATGATTGTTGCGTAAGATTTTCCTCCGCCAGCAGCGCCGCCGTATATGGCTATGTCTGCCGATGTTGATAGATATTTCTCTTGCGGGCCTGGTTGCGGTTTAATCTCTGTCATTGTCAGGTATGTAAACTTTGACTTTTGATTCTGTTTCTATTGGCCCGCCGTCGGGGCCAGAAACTTCTGTTTTATCAGTCCATTTGAACTTATTTTTCATGTTAAAAATCCATGTTGCTGATTGGATGTTTACCTTTCCTGCGGCACCTGCCCTACCAAGTTTTAACCACCATGCTTTACTGTATTCTTTTCCTTGAGCATATGCTTCTTTAAAGTCGGGATATTTATTACACCAGTTGTAAAAAGTCCTTGTTGATATTCCAAGCTGTATACATACTTCAACGACATCTTCACCATTTTCAAACATCTTAGGGAGCTGGACAACATATTCCTTCTTATATTTATCATCAACCCATGTCATTTTTAAGCTCCTCGTATGTCTTGCCTGACTCTTCATGGATAGCTTTTTTGCCGGTGAAGTTTTGCCATCTACAAATTGTTACATCCGCATATCGAGGGTTAAGTTCACTTACTTTGCATATCCTGTTATTTTTTTCACACGCTATTAATGTTGATCCGCTACCGCAAAATAAATCCAAGACTATATTTTTATATTTACTCCCATGTCTTATTGCACGTTCGCATAACTCTATCGGTTTTTTTGTAGCATGGTCTTTGTCTTTGCCCATTTTCCTTTGTATACGCCAAACATCTTGATACTCTTTCTCACCCTCTTTGTTAGAGGCTAACGGAGGTTTTCCCTTCTTGCAAACATGAATAAATTCATGCGTATATTTATAATCACTGCCCAACCCATGAACCATCTTATCCCATATAATAAGATTGCTGAACTTCCATCTTTCTTTTAAATGTGGAACAAGTTCGTGTGACCTTCTCCAATCCAAGCAAACAAAAATAAATGAGTTGTCTTTTGTTGCCAAGTCATAAGCATTGCAGAAATCACTCATAAACACCTGCCATTCTTCGTCTGTGTACGAGTCGTTAAACATGTGATTCAACCAGGTTGAATCACCTTGTTTTTTTTCTGTCATGCCAGTATTATACGGTGGGTCAGTAAAAACCATGTCGGCCCTTTTACCACCCATCAACTTTTCAACGTCTGTAATACTCGTTGAATCACCACACATCAACCTATGATCACCCAACAGCCAAATATCACCCAAAACACTAACAGGATTTTCAGGAGGTTCTGGTACTTCGTCCTCATCGGTTAAGCCTTCATTGCCGTCAACTTTAATTAATGCATCAAGCTCATCCGCTGAGAATCCGATTACGTCAATGTCAAAATCAAGCTCTTTCAATCCTTCAAGCTCAATACTTAATAGTTCATCATTCCAACCAGCGTTTAATGCCAGTTTATTATCGGCGAGGATATAAGCTTTCTTTTGAGCTTCGGTTAATCCATTGAGAACAACGCAAGGAACTTCGTTTATATTAAGCTTTTTGGCTGCCATAACCCTGCCATGCCCGGCGATTATTCCATTATCGGAATCTACCAATACCGGGTTAGTAAAGCCGAATTCTTTTATGCTTGATGCGACTTGATTTATCTGCTCTTCGGAATGGGTTCTTGCGTTATTAACATACGGTATTAATTCAGATATCTTTTTAAGGTGTGAATCGTATTGTTTGTTATTATCTTTCCCGTCAGCCATTAATCACCCGCCTTCTCTGCTGCGGCAAAAAATCTCTGCCCAAATTGCCCGTCCGGCTTTATTGCGTTTGGGGCATTAGACTCTACCACATCTGCGAACTCGTCTGTGAGAAACTTAAGCTCTCTATTTTCTTTGATAAGATCCATAACAGCATCATATTCAAAAGAGACTTGGCCGTAATTCTTTATTATTGATTCTATTAGATTTGTTTCTTGTTTTGAAAGTATAGTTGCCATTAATCACCCTTCTTCTCTGCTAAAGGATAATAACAACCGGGCCACTCAACAGTTTCATGCGGAAACGGCTTATTCATTTCTACCGGCCCTAAAAAATAATTATCCTGAGTGCAATTTCTTAATGCCTCTTCTTTTGTATCGAAAACACCGTGTAGCTCCCACACAACGCCTGAATTTCTATTTTCTTTATTTTGCCCGACTACAAATAGTTTCATAATACCTCTGCATGATATTAAAATTGCATTATTTAAATTCGCCGTACACTTTGAAGGTGAATGTTTCCCCTAAACCGTCCCAACTTGGTAACACGACAACTGCTTGCCCTTCATAATTACCTATTTGATCAAAAGTGTCAACTGTTGATGTATATTGAATTACTGTATCTTCTACCACAGCGCCCACCCAAATTTCAACAGAATCATCCGGTTTTTTAATTTGAATATTTGTAGTTGTAGCTGTTGCCAAATCAGAGCCAGTGTCAACTTTTATTGCCGTTCCGATGTCTCCAATATATATTTTACTCATTTGTCAGCTCCAATATGCTATTGAAATATATCTCTGTTGCAACCTCACTGTTGTTTGCTAAAACTTCGCATAGAGGACTTGCAATGCTTGCGGTTTGTAAAATTTCAGACGTTGCATTTAATATTAAAGTTATTTCTGATTGCAGCAGAATTATTTCAACCATGATTTAAAATTAACCGCCTTTGTAATAAATGAAAATACTCTTAACACTTCTCTATATCTGCTTATAATAGGTTCAGATGAATAAAAACCCCTGGTAATAATTTTCTGGTTTTTGCCGTAACCTCTTGCAATTAGTGTCATACTCTTTCCCTTTCTGTCATATGCTCCATTCCCGGATCACCAAAGAGATTAAATCGCGCTATCTCAGTTGAATTGTCACTCTCATAAAAAATCATCTGATTATTTACTATCTTCCATTTCCCGCCCTCGATTGAATGGATGAAATCAACTTTATCACCTCGATCAGATTCAGCCCAGACATTAACCGGGACCGCGACCACTTCCGCAGATGTCGCAAGGGGTATTAAATCAGCCGGAACAGTAAACCCTGTTGCTGTCGCAAAATTTCCTTGATTGGTCTGAAGATCATTTGTATCAACAAGGATGGCCGCAATACTTGTGTTGTCTGGAACAACGGTATTGGCGCTATCTGTCCCTCTCATATCTGAGTTTGTTGTGACAGTATCCACCAAAGTAACCCTCGCAACGGTATCAGTAGCAGGGTTGAAAACCGATCTACTACTCACTGCAATATCCAAATTATTCAACCGGGTATCATTTGTCAATAATGGGTTTGTTGGTATCGCATCAATCTTTGTTTCGTTTGCGTTTACTTCCGCAATGATATTTGATTCCGCTGTATCAAGTTCAGCTTTTGTCGGGCCATCATAATCCGTCAAGGCTGTATCACATTCTGCATTTACTTGTGCCGTACTTACATCGTTTAAATTCCCAATAGCGACGCCGTTCGATGTTATCCCGGCATTATCTGGTGCAACCGTATTTGCTCCGTATGTTACAAGTTCTGCCTGAACTTGAGCAGTTGACAGGTTCTCTAATCCCCCAATAGCATTTGTCACAACAGTCTCTGAATCAGAAACGTCAACTGGGGTAGCAAACCCTGTTGCTGTCGCAAAATTTCCCTGATTGGTCTGCAGTTCATTTGTGTCTGCAAGAATATCTGTAATGCTTGCGTTATCAGGAGCAACCGTATTTGCTCCGTCTGTGCCTCTCATGTCTGTATTTGTGGTTGTTGTCCCCACAAGAGTCACATTTGCAACGGTATCAGTCGATGGGTCAAAATCATTTAAATTCCCGATAGCAACACCGTTTGCTGTAATGCCTACATTGTCTGGAATTGTATATTCTGAGATTAAAATGAAACCCTCTTGGCTGATTTCTGCATTGCTTCTAACATACAAAGCGCCTGTTCCATATAGTTTATCAGGTGCATTAGTTTCAAATCTGACAAGGTATGCACCATCAGAAACAGCGACAAGGGAGAAGTCACCGGTATATGTTGCGCTCCCACCCTCAGTCATCGAAACATTTGATCCCTGCTGGATTCCACCCTTCGAAAACACTTTTCCGAGTAACGTTAAGCCAGTTTGAGTAAATGGATCAAGCTGTATGTTTAATTCGTTCGCCATTATTTCGGTCCTATTGCTAATATATGCAGAATAGGGTCGTCTGCATTCTGTATATTATTATTTCTGTTGGCTGAAAAGCCAGTTGTGGTGATTGTCCCTTCCTCAACTGCTACAGCCTCGCCTCTATTGTCAGCTTCAAGCGTTACCTGAATAATATAAGGCACGCTGGAAAAAGCTATCGGAAAAGAAACAGGTTGAGCGTTATCTGTTGTTGAATCAACTGTAAAAAATTGTGTTCTGGTGTTGCCGACATCATAATAGCCGCTTGACCCTTGATCATTGGCAAACTTATTCGTAGTTGCAGAATCATCAAGATCATCCGGATCTAAAACAACAGTTCCAACTTTAGTATTGACACTAACAACAGCATTAGTGTTTAATGATTTTTCCCAAATACTGCCATTATAAATAGCCCAATCATTCTGCGCAAAACTAATTGCACCTGAACCTAAATCCTGAGAACCGGCAACGCTAACGAGGTAAACATCACCATTGTCACCAGTGCCATCAGCCAAGGCTGGAGTGTTTGTTGAAGCATTCCATGTTCCCTTGTACTCCATGACAGAAGACGGCAATTGCGGGGTTGGTTCGCCTATCACTATTCTTGTGCCTCCGTTTTTGTTAATAACATCGGTGTACAAACACGCCGGAAAACTAACATGCACCGTCAATATACTAAAATAACTGAAGTTTGTCAAAAGAAAAAGCCCGGTCAGTGTCGATGTGATTGACCGGGCGTAACCAAGGATGCGAATAAAACCAGAAACCGTGTGGAACAAGGATATGGTTATAGTATATTAATTTTATTCTTGTGTCAACTCTCATCCTTTTCGTAATAAATCCCACACTGCAACATTGACTCTATTATACACATGGCGGCATAGAAGAACATCCCAAAGCTTGCAAGGGCGGACGCATATAAAAGCCCGTATGTTGCATTAACACCATTACTTACTGGAAAGCCTTTTTTCCTCATTTCTTCTGTCAGCGGCTTATTGATTGCCACAGAACACCACAGAACGAAACCTAAAATCGTCATAAATTTAATTACATTCCCAGCGTACTCATTCCCGGTTACACCGTAAAGGTACAATCCATAACACATCAAGGAATTTAATACGGTCCACATTAATAATCTTTTTGCTTTTTTCATCCATACCTCACTTTTTTTAGTTATCAAACCTTCTTATACTGTCCCTTTCTGCTTCTCATTACAGTCAAGACAGAACCTTCTTTCGTAACAACTGCTATAAGGCCGCCATGTCTGTAATAATCGCATATCTTAAAACCATTATTAATTATTATCGATGCTTCATTCCTTGGTTTTACAAGTTCCCCCTCTTTTATTATTTTTGTTATTTTTTCTTTAACGCTTAAAAGGTTTTCGGTTCTTTCAAGATATCTAATTATGCTGTGGTTTGTTATTTCCAATTATCCTCCCTTTACCATTTCTTATGGTTAAAAGCCCCGGACGCTGGTCACAGGGCTTAGCATCTTAACACTGCTTTATTTTGTTGTTGTGCCTCCTTTGGTTATATATTTATACTCTCCCCTTGTGCTTTACTCTGACAAAACACTCATACCGCCTCCTTTATTCTGTACCCGTTATTTAAATATCACTCCACGCCTGAACTTTATTTGTGTAATATGACCCGTAATTAGATATATATTTTGATTCAGAATCAGGGCCTCTTGCGTACAGTTCGCATAATGGAGTAAAATGCCCGGCCTCTCTTCTTTGATCGTCTAAAAATATTCCGAGGCAAAATCTAAATTCTTCAACAGTATAATCTGTGTGCCCTGTTTGATGCCCCATTATATATTCATGCACTCTTATTTTGTCGCCTGCTTTCATCCTTCCCTCCTATCTTAAAAATTAATCAAAAACCCACGGGCATCTAACACAATTATGCTCACCTGTGCAGTCTATAGCGTCTTTTTTATTTATGCCGTTTCTTTTCCCTTCGCCTATGCACTCAAGGCTAATTTTCTTTTCAGATTTTAATATGCTGTAATCAACGCCAAAAAATAGTATATTTATAGAGTATAATTTTTCGCCAAGGCCGCGTTCATACCATCCGACAAAAAATAGTGTAAACTGAGTCTCTTTATTTTTCTTGTATACATAAAGACTTTTTGACAATCTTAATCTAATGTAAAACCTTTTAAACCACTTTTCCTTTGATATCATCATCCCCTCCTTAGTATCTGGTAAATTTACCGGTGCCACCGCAAATATTACATACTTTAGTTTCGGATACTTGGTTGAATACTGAAATACGTATTGTGCTCTTAATTCCAGTGCCGGAGCATCGAATACATATATTATGTGTCTTGTGCCACTCTACAGACAGATTTCGCTCCAAACACCGGCAATTCTCCATCTGTTTTTCAATCATTATCCCCTCCCTCGGTTGCTTGGTGTAAAGGTTGTTTATTACATTAATTTAACTATTTCTTCGGCAAGTATTTTATAATCTGCTCTTTTCTTTTTAATCTCCCTTTGCCTGTGTCTTTCGATTGCGTCAGCTTCGGCATTACATGCTTTCAGGTAGCAATGTTTACAGACTTTTATATTGCATAGAAGTTCGTCAAGTACTTTATATGTGTCCCCATCCTTAAAGATATAATTGCAATCATGCGCCTGACATTTATCTTTTAATTTAAAAAGCCTTTTAAATCTTGATTTTTTATATTTCATTATTCTCTCCTTGTATCTGGCGTTTTTATTTAATAATTACGTTTATATTTTTTTATTTAATAGATTATAAAACTCTACGATCAGGGGGAATCTTTCTGTCATTTCTGACAATGAATATCCAGGACCATTACTAATTGCCGTAAACAGTCCTTCTACTTCTCGACATAAATCAAGAGTCTCATATCTCTGTATTATTACCTGCCTTGTGGTTGGCGTTATGCGTTCCATAACTCTCTCCTTGTATCTGGCGTTTTTATTTATTAAGTTTTTTTATTTCTTAAGTTTTTTTATTTCATCGTCGCTAAAGCCTGCTTCTTTTAATCTTTCTATTATGGATTCTATTTCATCAATGCGTTTTTGCTCAATATCATCGGCTTTTGTGCTACTTGTTATCAATCCACGAATGTACCATTTATTTTCAATCATTACGGCAATGTCTTTCTTGACAGGACAATTAGAGCCTTGGACATAACCTTTTTTACCGAGCCTGATTGCAGTTGCTTTTGACGCACAAACATATTTAGGATATTCATTCCCACGACCTTCTGTGCAATCTGTGTTTGTCATCGCTAACCATACATCTTGTGTCTTTTGAATTTTCATACTCCTCCTTTAATAATTACATTGAAACCCGTTTCTTTCTTTTTATTTATCCCCAAAGACTCGTTAAATACCACTTTGGCTCCATGTTGGGGCGTTCTGTGTATTCATCTTGCGGCTGACAATATTTAGTGCAAAAATCCACAAGCACCCTTATTTGTTCATCTGTTACAACCATGCTATCAGGGTTTACCTCTGTTGGATATCCGCGTGAATTTGATGATTCTGTTCCATTTACTGCTATGATATACATAGGATAATCATAAGAGCAGTGCATTACCGGATTCACAGGCATAGGATTGTTGGCCTCGAATTTACTACGGTGGTCATAGTATTCGGATAGCTTTTCTTCCGGTGGCCTTTCGCCGTTAACATATCCACCATCACTATTATATAACTCGAACGGTGGCTTATACCCACAAATACCACACACCCACCAATCCCCAATATCCCCCTCCCACTTCTCTTCATCCCATGGGAAACAGTACTCTTCCTCAAAAGCAATACCAAAACTCAATTGACCGTCCGTTGAAACTCCCATAACATTCTCCTTTAGTACTGGTATATTATTTATCCATTAAAAAAACTCTAAGCTCTTTTTTGTCCTTCTTCATGTTTTCTTTTATATATCTCTGTAAAGACTCACCAGCGAGTTTAGCCTCTGGGCTTGGCTCACCCCTCCGGTCAATAATTTCATCAATTTCAGCTTTACTTTTAGATTTTAACTTTCTTATCGCGTATAGTGCTGCTTTTTTAACTCGCTTACTTGTTTTCATTTTATTTATCCTTACATTGAAACCCGTTTCGATTAGACATTATGCTCTATGCTTTTAATATCTTTGCTTTCTCAAATGGAATATCGCTTAGCCCACTTTCGTTGAGTTGTTCTCCCAGGGTCGCCTTGAATCTCCGCTCTGTAACATTTGTTTCCAAGTTTGATAATCCACTCGTCCATTATAATCTCTCCTTTAGTACTGGTGTATTATTTAACCCTCTAAAACAAAACGCCCGTCTTCCATTTCTTTTTTACTTCTAACCCATATTTTAGACCCTTGTTTACCGTATTCTTGATAAGCATAAGCGCCCTCACCTGTCGACTCTATAAAGAGAACCCCGGGAAAACCAATGATAACGTATACTGTATTTGTCTTAACATGCCTAACCTTTTCAAAAGTGTTAAATTCCATTCTGTTCTCCTTTGACTGGTATATTATTTAATAATTAGCTCTTGACCGCAACTACATCTAAACCTTACAATTATATCTTTTAATGATAAGGTGTTTCGGAATACAGTTTTACAAGATGGGCATTGGTATTCTGATATATAATGTACAGTTTTTACAGCTTCCCATTTAACACTCACGCCCTTTGCTTTTTTTGTAAGTTTCATTTTATTTATCCTTGCGTTGGCTTGTTAATCAACCTTTTCAACCTTGCCTTTATATTTCTCTCTTCAATCTTTAGCTTTTTTATGCTTTTGCCAAGCTTTGAAAGTTCGTCATATGCTTCTTTAGTCCTGTAAAATAAATTGTAATCCATCTCAGCACTCTTTAAGATGTACTCGAAAGGTTCAATTGTATTTCCGCATGCCCTGCACTCTAACATTCTTGTGCTCACAACCACATAGACATTTAAGCACTCGCAATATTTTTCAGGCTTTTTAATTATAAGATTTAATCTTGATTCGCTAAAATCTATTATGTTATCTTCTTTCATTTTATTTATCCTTGCGTTGTGAACAGAACGGCCCTACCCCTTGCACCTATAACGTAAGCCTATTTAGCTTGCTGTGCAAAGTTACCGTTACCAAAAAACACTAAGAGAAAAGTGAAAA